GGATGTGCTCCTCACCGTCCGGCCCGAAGGTGTGGTACTCTCCCATCGGAACACCATAATAGTCCTCAGCGGCAACTATAGACTCATAGTCATGGTATCCTTTCCATGGAATAACCTCATTCTCATACATACCGGTAATAGACGGCTTCTTTTTCTTCCAGTCATACCTATCACCGTCATTAGATACCCATCCCTCATAATCATCATCACCTCCCATAATCCGACGCTTATCCTTAGCCGTCATCTTATGGCCGTATCTTGATATCAACTCAACACCCTCGTAATAATGAATACGACCCACATAAGACCCATATTGCGGGTATTTCACATCAGGATGGAAAACCTCCATCGGACTCCATACCTCCGGACGATAGTAGTCGAAGCCAACGAAATGATTCCGGAACATCTTTCCGCTAAGAAGACGATCCCGGAAATTCTCCCTGTCAAGCTCATCCATATAAAACCGGCTACGGTCAGCCTCGATCGTATGATCCCCCCATACCGCCGCCTGCGTCTTCCATCTTGTACTCATGAACCTCTGGATATCATCAGGGGTCATAGACGCCTTGGCCTGTTGTATTTGCTGAACATAAGCCTGACGTTCCTCATCGGAATTAAACTCATTGTATGTAGGATCAAGACCGGCCTCCACAAGACGCTGATTAACGATAATATCCCACTGTTCTTGTATATGACGATGAAGTAAGTTTGACATCGTATCCTCATACTCACTTATAGCCATATCCCCTACCTCGTTAACAGTATACTTATCCTGTAGGTTTGTAAGCCATCCCTCAAAAGCGTTTACGATACCACCTATGATATCATAATGCTTCAAGAAAGAAGGGATTCTTATATCACTCCTTAGCTTCTGCACGTTCCTTAGCTGAGGGATGACATCCGCCATCTCCATAAAAGATAACTTACCATCCGCCATCAGATAATAGTCACGGTACATCTGGTTGCGATCATACTGTTTCAACCCTATCGTCTCAAGAGCATCCATACAATCCTCCTTCCATTTCCTGTTCTTTTTCTTCGTGGAAATAGCCTGAGGAGGTAATCCTAATAACGCTCCTTTTGCTGGAAACGAATGATCTCTATTAAACACTTCCATGATTATTCAATTTTATTTACAACAAAGATAGGCGTTTAATTGACATTCATTTACCTAAAAGCTCCTATAGATACCGATCCAAAGGCAGAGGCATATACCTCATGGTGTTTATAAGCGTCTTCCTTGCGGGCATTATTCATCTCCTCGATCTTCGATTTAGGCATGTAATTGTTATCGTCAAAATATCTGGCGAGAACCAACGCATGCCCGAAGGCTATTATCCTATCGACGTTCAATCCGGGCTTATACTGTATTATCTCATCCAATAGGGCTATATCATCGATCAGCTCAATACCCTTGACAGTTATATCAAGACCAGTCTGATCATCATAACCGACAACGAAATCCTGCCAGCAATAATCCACTACGCACGAGAATAGCAGGTTCTGGTTGCCGGGGGTCGGGTATAGCCCCAGCTTGCTGTTCTGCCGGGAGCCGGCCTTCACGTACTTATTGGCTATAGCCTCGCCAGCGAATAAGAAGAAAGATGCCGGCATACCACTCTTCCGATTAAGATACTGCTCATACATCTGGTCAGCGTTCTCCATAAGGCATATAGCACCATATCCCTTCTGAAGCACCTCGCACGTACGGCAAAACTGATCTATGGATGATGGACGGGATACGTAAGAGGCAACTATTCTATAGGCATAAGGATCTCGAATACCAACACGTCTCTTGAATACATAAAAAGCACCTAATGAGGGCGTATCCGACTTAGCCTGTTTGTAGGGGTCGCTACCACTCACATATATAAAGTCATCAAACCTATTGGATTGAGGCATCTCAAATATCTGGACAGGAGCGTCAATAACACCACCGCTAAACGGAAAACCAGCCAATTGCTTATTCGATTTAGTAGTACCAAGTTTATTCCCCGATTCAAGGAAAACATCACACAGCATGCCGCTATATTGCCCCGACTCAAGAAGATCATTCTTATGCTTGATAGCGTACTCGACCGGAAATAGGTTCTGGGATGAGCTTAAAAAACAGTCGTCAATCGTAAATGGATAGAACATGGTATGAGAGGTATAAGCTACCCTATCTTTCGTAGATAGCTTCTTCCGTTCCTCGTTAAGCTTATTGGTACTAGCCTCGAAATCCGTGGCGTCAATCTTGATCTTATTAAGCTTCTTATCATCAGGTTTCCCCAAATAATCACCCAGACCTATAGTTCTCTTGACACCGGAGTTAGCCATCTGACCGGGGACAAACATCGCCCATTTCCGTTCTTTCCATGTTTTTCCTTTCATGGCTCTCCGATTTAAAATATCCCAGTCCATGACCAGGAGATTGTATGTATCAGGGTCAGAGAACATCTCCTGAGCGTCCTTGGATAGTTCCACCTCACCACCGGTACCAGCCAAGATAGGACTGAGACGCCAGCCGTAAGGAGTGTCGTATGACGGCATGGCGGCAGTGTACGGCTTTTTGATAGGTCCCTTACCTACCTCGTCGAAAATAGCCGTGGCGGGGGTCAGACCGGCAGTCTTCTGTGTGGATGTCTTCCTACCCATGTTGATGTTGGCTATGGATATTATGGCATGAACATCACGAACCCCGTTGGACATACGCTTGCCTAAGGTGACACCAGAACTCCAATCGGTCTTGGTCCTATTAATCCTGAAAAAAGGATGCACATGATCAAGACCATACTCACAATACTCACCTATATTAGATAAATCGCTATCGCTGAAACCTACCACGGAATGACTAAGCCCGATCGTCATGGTAGCGTTCATCTGAAGAAGGGATGACATGATAGTCGTATTATGGGATACGACAAAATTAGTGGTAAGGAACTGATGGGACTTATTATCGACCTCAATACAAGTAGCTTTATATTTCCCGTAATAATCTATATCGGATATCCTAAGCCTATTATGGGTCTTGGATATATACATATCATCACCATCCATGACGCAATAATATCCCATAGACCAGAATATTCTTCTTACGAAGGATATAATATACTCACTTTTGTAAACGACCTTAAAACGATCGTCACCGGTACTTATACCGCAAGATATCTTCATGAATGAGCTTATAAACAACTCCTTCTGTTTTTTGGATGAATAAATAATATCATCCATCTCCTTATTGCTTAACTCGAAGATCCTGTCGGTAGATCCACAAAGGAAAGAGGCGGTCAGAGACCCAAGGAGCTGGGGCGACATCAGCCACCGCCGCTCGGGGAAATCCACGGCCTCCCCTATGTCTATAGTCATCTTCTGGAAGTCAGAGTGGATGATACCCATAGTGCTCATGACTTTATAATCACCATGATATTTAACCTTCCACTGATGTTGACCGCAACATACTATACTGCGCCCGTCCTCAAACGTAACCTTATACATATCAACGAACCCTTGAGGATATACGCCTACTACAGTCGTAAGCTTACCATCATCGCCATATATGATATCACCGATATCAGCGAACCCTATCTTCTTAGATCCATAAGGAGTATATATCAGCTCCGAGTCCAGAAGGGCCTTTCCAAAACGACGGGTACCGAACATCCCTAACCCTTTCTTCTCCTGACGGGCACGTTGATACATCTCGGCGAAAAACCATTCATTATCACGTAACCGGCTGATAGCCGGAACACGCTCTCCATTTGGAAGGTCTTGAAATACGGGAAAGAAATTAACATGCCAATAAAGCCATGGAGGGATGAACGTACCGTTGATAGTTATCCCGTTCTTGACCTTATAAGCCTCCTCCGTGAAAAACTGCTTAACATCATCATCCTGATCCTCCCAACCGAACAGATCGTTCCATACAGGGGGATTCTTCATATTTACATAAAATTCTGGACTCGTGCTTAAACTCATGATCGCATATTTTTTAATACGGATTCTATACCACCGGAAACCTGTCCCTTACGTTCCTTTTTCTGGACATTGCTTACACTCCTGTATACATCCATTATCCCACTCTTCTCCATATACGAGTCATTCCATACGTTGATCTTATCGATCAGCTTGGATATGAAATCGAACGCCCTAGCCATATCCTCATGCTTCTCCTTATCCCATGGATGCTTGGCGATATACGTCTTGGCGTCATCCACGGCCTTGGCTATGACCTCAAGATTATCATTTACCCGATCGACGTCCTTACTCGTCGGCTTTCGTCTTCCCTGTGGCATTGGCTTTCATGTCCTTAAACTCGTTATACTGTTTCATAAGAAGCTTATAAGATTGAACAACCCCGATCTTACTTACTTCCGTCACGCTCATGTCATGGAACATATCCTCAAGCTCCTTGTCAGCGTATCTCAGACGTTCCTTGTCATCATAAAACACGAATCCAGACGTTCTGTCTTCTATAATGCTCTTGGCGGTGGACGCATATGTCGTATCTAAATCCAGATCCATACCGAAGCTGGTAGCCAACTGGATTATGAACATCAACCTAGAATTGACTTTTACAGCCTCTATATTCAACATCTGTATCTTATGGGTCATCTCATGAAGAACGACAAAATCCTCCTCTTTTATCAACGAAGATGATTTAAGGGCTATCTTCTTAGTCCTATCTTCAATATCGCTATACAGACGCTTGCTCTCACGCTTTATGGCTATCCAATGCCTTATATGAGTATCCGCCTCTTCTTTAAGATAATCCCTGATCTCTTTTTTGATATCCTTATCCTCTTCCATTATAATCACACGTTATAATCATTATTATTTAATTCAATCTCATCACTGATGCTTTGGTCTATAGACCTCAATAAATCCCTGGTACTAACATCCCGCAAGAAGCGGACATTACCACCATTAGCCCTAGCTATCCTCCTTAAAGCGGAGTAAAGTATATCACCCAACGAATATTCAGGCAACTCACGGCATCCGACTTCCATGACAATAAGGGCATGGATACGGTCATCTATCTTGCTTCTTACGAGATTTCTCACGGCATTATTTATAAGCTTCCCCTATAATACGTAGCGGGAAATGTTTGAAATTACGTTCAGGATCGTCCTTAGTATAACCCATAAGAGATAGATGTTTCTCAAAATGACCTTCCGTATATTTTGAGGTATCTAACGTCATCCTAAATATAATTCTATTCTCATTGTCAGGATGTTTGTTATATGATACATCTCCCATACATCCACATCCAAGATGATGCTCCTTGACATGGAAACCATCATTATGGGTGATAAATAACACGATTTCTATCTTATCACCTATTTTCTGATCAAAAATATTTAGATAAAACTCGCTCTCATCATCCGTCAGTCCTATATCAAAGGAATCGTTAGGGCACTCAATATTAAAATCGTTATGATCGGCTGTTATCACCTCCATAGCATTCCATTTGGCTTTCTCACCCTCCACGAACTTCAACGGGCACACCTCTGTCTTCATCCAAGCCTTTTCCTTGATAAAGCAACCACACAGCGAGCATGCCTGTCTTCCCATCAATCTTTGCAGCAATACCTTAGCTGGTAACTTAAAGAAAGCTATATTAGAAGAGTTCTTAGGACATTTCTTGCATAAATAAAGACGATTCTTGTACCACTCCGGATAATCCTTCTCATCCTTAGGAATCCTGCCCAATAAACTGTCTTCCCAAGCTTGGGCTATTACTTGGGCTTTACCAATTGTTTGCATATTATTTTTTAAATTGTTGTTGTTGAAAATCCTGTAACTGTTCCCATGTCATACCATACCGGCATTGATACATAGCCTCATGGTTGTCACGTATAAGGGGATCTCCGTTCTTCAATCCCTCCATACCCTCTATCACCTTTATCTTCTTATCCAGACAATCAAGCTCAATAGGCATCCTTTCGTCTGGATAACGATTACCCTCCTTGACATATATACGACGTATCTTATCACGTCTTACACGCATCTCACGGAGGTTGCATATAACATATCCGATAAACGGTATCCTGATAGATATATTATCGGTATATCTGGCGAGATGATGGATATAAGATACGGATGCTTTCATGCACCATTCGACCTGCTGCTTGGTAAACTTCCCTCCAGATCTTCTCACCACCTCATCGACAATATCCCTGTCGAACGAAATAAGACTCCTATCCATCGATATTCAATTTGTTTCTCTTGAATACGAATCCCATTACACGGGTGTCATCACCCTCTCCGTCAAGAACAAAATAATTACGTAGGCTTCTCATCTCAATAGACAGCTCACGGGTACGGAAATTTCCGTTCTTCTTGTCTACTAAAAAACCGCCACGCTTTAGCTCATTGTTAAGGACAGCGATATAAGATTCCTTCTGTCCATAACAATCCATATACTTGGCCCTGGTATCATCCGAGTATCCGTAGTTGATGTAGAAAGAAAGTAAGTTTATCGTCCTTTCAGTAATCAAGCTCCTACCCTTGGAATCCAGATAGCCGTTGTATATCCTTAAGAACTGCTGGATCATATCCAACCTAGTATCATAAGGCAACGCAAATACGAAAGCTTTCCTCTGTTCGGCCATATAAAATTAGTTTTCGACAAAACTACTTAAAAAAAATATCGTTGTCAAGAAATTAT